CGGCGCTACACCTACGTTGACTCTAGTCATTCTGGCGCCTCCATTTTCTCGCCGCACGCGCATGTAGGCAACCCTACGTCAATCCATTTGCGCGCGATGCGTGCAGTGTAACCGCAGCTAGGGCAGCTCACCTTTAGCATACGGCATTTATCGCTCTTTTGTCTAGTGAGCTGTGCGGGGTTAAACTCAGGGTGCGGGTACTCGCCGAGACGATCGGCGATAACTTGTAGCTCTGCTTGCAGCTCCTCGCCCGCATATGTCGCAGTTAGTTTGCCGTCCAGCCCACATGCACGAGCGAGGGTTGCAAACTCACCCCTGTGTTTGTGCTCAATGCCCACAGTCGCGTGGATCATCTCGTGCAGTAGGGTGGCCAACGCTTCGGTCGGATCATGCAATGTTGGGTTGACGAATATGTGCGATCGTGTGTCGGATGACACGTCAGGGTGCCAGCATTCGCCCAATGCTTTGCGTTTATTTGATAGCCCTTTCGAGCTCGGGAATCCGGTCGATACGTGGCACGGTGGGGCAGTGTACCCATGCCGTTTGATGATCACTTCTAGCTCATCCAACGCTCGTTGTAACCATCGCTCGCGATTCATTTTTCACTTCTCCTCATGTCTCCAGCTAGTTTGTATGCATATTTCAGCCCCGCAGCAAATCCATGGCCCCAGTCATTTGCACGGGCCACATCAGCTATCCCGATCTCATGTGCTAGTCGCTCCATGTAGCGTTCGAGCTCGGTTTGCTTGGGGTTGTTCGTGTTCCACTCCGTTTGTGCTGCGTGTATACCTATACCAACTGTGGTTTGTCCACAATGCAAGCACTGGATTGCTACAGTATCCGGGGCAGCGAATAGCTGCGGCTGACGGGTTACAGCGGGTGACATATTGCATTTGCTGCAGGGGTTCATGTGAGCCTCCTTTGGTTATACTGCGATAATAGCGAGGTATAGACGACGTGTCAACGGATCACAGGTGACATGGGAAACATATCGCCTGCCACGTGATCAAGCTCCAGGCTGTGTCTGAGCTCTGTTAGCTTCGTTACTCATCCCTTGCTCTCCTCGTCGGCAGGAGCTCGCCCATACATGTCCTCAGCGCGCCACCAAGACCAGTAGATCGCCGAGGCAATCGCGATTGTCTCCTCGGTAATGTTGCCATCTGCCGGCTCGTACACTGCAACTTCGGCGATGTGCTTGCCGTCGCGTGTGCGGATCTTGAGGTAGCTTTTCCCAGCGGCTTCCAACTCGGCACGAATTCGTGCACCTGGAGGGGTGGCTTTCATCACGTATCCCGCCACGTCGAAATACACCCGAGGCGGGCGGTTGCCTGCGTCGCTAAGTGGCGCGAAGGTGAAGTTGCCTTTTTGGTGCGCTGTCACTTCGTCAAAGCCGCTCATGGCTGGTTCTCCTCGGACCATGTTCCGTCCGGTTCACGATGTCTCCTTTGATCATACTGCGATAATAGCGAGGTATAGACGACGTGTCAACGGATCACAGGTGACATGGGAAACATATCGCCTGCCACGTGATCAAGCCCCAGGCTGTGCCCGAGCTCATGGGCAATAACTCGCTGGAGTGTCTCAGGGCTCAGTTGCAGGTGCTTGGCCGCGATCGTGATAGTGGCTTTTCCGATGCATCCATTAGCGTGCCAGTGCACGCGAGTAGAGCTTGTGCGCGCGTCTGCTACTCGGATAGTCACGTTGCCGATTGTGTAGCCAAACGATTCCCAGAACTCGACCCCTTCCTCCGCCAGTTGCTTGACTAGCTCGGGAGTATCGGTCGAGTAGCTCACCTGTCCTGGTGAGCATTGTCGTAGTGGCACTCCGGCTCTGGTCTGCATACGAGGGTGGGCACATGCGGATAGAGTAATGATTGCGATTGCGAGTGTTGAGCGTAGCATTTGATCTCCTGTGTTTGTGTTGGCGTTTCGTTCGTGCCGTGGTTAGGCAGTTCTCTTGATCGCCTGAATGGCTTTTTCGCGACGCCTAACCTCGTTCCAGCACTCTAGAAAATCGCCGTTAAAAGGGTTTCTGTAGCACGGTTCCCAACTAACGGTTTTCGTAAGCCTACTCCTTTGCTTAGTGAAAATTTCGCAGTCATTTATAGTACCGATGATTCTATAGATACCCGATTTTGACGTGTAATCCATGTCCTTTTTCATCGTTCTATCTCCTGTTTGTGTCCGTGTCGTCATCATGGAAACAGCTTATCGAACCGTTTATATGATTGCAAGGGAAAAGTTAACATCGTGCATTTAAGCGACGCCCGAGCTCCTGTAGTGCCTCGGTTCGTGTGCGGTACCCAGGCCCACGCCTGTCGTAGATGTCCCCATCGCGTGAGATATACCAGCGGTCTGCTCGGTCGTCAGATGTACCGATATAATCGCCACGTGAGATCGTGTATCCGAGTGTTCGAGCTTGCTTGGTTGTCATCGTTCTATCTCCTGTTTGTGTCCGTGTCGTCATCATGGAAACAGCTTATCGAACCGTTTATATGATTGCAAGAGAAAAGTTGACCCCGTGTCGTTTTTTTCTTTCCGTAGTGAAATCAAGCGTTTACGGGGCATGGTACAATATAAATATGGATTTAGTTAACGTACCCTTACAGCATCTAGAGGCCGAGCTATACGCTCGCGATTTTGCGCGGTTTGTGGAGACGGCTTGGCCCCAGGTGGATCCTGCTCGGTTGATGTGGCACTATCATCTAGACGCTATATGCGAGCATCTGACAGCAGTCAGGGACGGTCAGATCCGGGATCTACTGATCAATATCCCCCCCGGGCTCGGTAAATCTATGCTCTGTAGCGTGCTCTATCCGGCCTGGGTGTGGGCGCGAGATCCAGAGCACCGATTTTTGTGCGGCTCGTATGCCTTTGATTTATCGCTGAGGGATGCGGTTCGGTGTCGCGATGTGATCAAATCTAAATGGTATCAGGACCATTGGCCACTAGAGATCAAGCAAGATCAAAACTCCAAGAGTTATTTTGAGAATACCGCCAAGGGCTACAGGCTTGCATTGTCAGTAGGGGCGCGAGCTACTGGTTTCAGGGGCGATACTATCATCGTCGACGATCCGTTGAGCGCTAGCGATAGTCAATCTGATGCCGCGTTGTATCAGCATGTGGACTGGTTCGATCGCGTACTATCTACCCGTGTCAATGATGAGCGTACGGCTCGGCGCATAGTAATCATGCAGCGGCTGCACGGGGCGGATCTAGCTGGTGTACTACTAGATAGGGGATGGACCGCTCTAGTGCTCCCGATGGAGTTTGAGCCAGAGCGCAAGTGCATGGTTGAGGTTACGGGTTGGCAGGATTGGCGCAAAGAGCCGGGCGAGCTATTGTTCCCAGAGCGTTTCCCACGCGAAGCTGTAGAGCGCAAGAAAGTTGAGTTGGCATCTGATTATGCTGGCCAGTATCAGCAAGGCCCGACTGCAGCAGAGGGTGGAGAGATCAAAGCGCATTGGCTAAGGTTTTGGTATCCGCCCGATGAACCTGCGCCTAACCCTGTGCGAGTTAGAATAGGCCAGGAGTATTATAATTGTCATCAAGCCCCATTGCCCGACGATCTGCGGCACGGTCAGAGCTGGGATCTAAATGTCAAGGAGACTAAGCGTGGAAGTTTCGCGGTCGGGCTGATATGGGGCCATACTATCGCAGACGATTACATACTAGATATGTTTCGCGAGCGTTGCGAGTTTACCCGTACTGTGCAAGCGCTGCTAGAGTTGTCCAAAGCATGGCCACAGGCGGGGGTTAAACTAATTGAGGATAAAGCCAATGGCCCTGCGGTAATCTCGCAGCTCAAGAGCCAGACTAGTGGACTGGTACCGGTACAAGTAACTCAGGGTGATAAGCAAGCTCGCGTCAAAGCAGTGGCTCCGTTTTTCCGGGCTGGCAATGTATATCTGCCGCACCCCGACCTATACCCGTGGGCTAGGGAGATAGTTAACGAGCTAACGCAGTTTCCGAACGCACCGAACGATGACATAGCAGACGCCACTAGTCAGTGGCTAGATTGTCGCCACAACAACGGGGTGACTAGATTGCAGCAATTAGTATCTGCATAGTCATGGTACAATAGGCATATGGCAATCAATCTTGACTCCTGGCAAAATGAGATCACTGGCGCAGCTACGTATGAGCGAGACAAGCGCGAGCGCGCTACAGTAAAGCCTCCTGCAGATCTAACGCAAAGCGAGCTCGAAGACCTCTATGCTGGGGACGATATTGCGCGCAAGGCGATCGATGTACCTGCCCAGGAAATGGCTAGGGCTGGCGGCGTTGTGAAATGCGAGGATCCAGATCTAGCTAAAGCGCTAGGCGACTGGGTGGAAGAGCAAAACATACTAGCGAGATTTGAGCAAGCGCAGTCTTGGGCTAATCTACACGGTGGAGCTGGGATTTTGCTAGGTGTGCCAGGTGACCCTAGCCAACCGTTGATGCCTGAGCAAGGCAAGCCCATAGAGTTTACGACCAGCTTGGACCGCTGGAGCATGGCGCAGTCCGGTACGTACACAGATCCTGCCGCAGGAGATAAATACAAGCTGCCGTCCCACTACCAGATTGCAGGCGTGCAAGGTAGCGCGAGGATACATGAGAGTAGGTTTTTGATTTTCGAAGGGCAGGACACTACGCACTACCGCAGGCAACGCAACGGCGGCTGGGCTGATAGTACGTTGGTGCCTCTACTTGCTACTATCCGAGACTTTGACCAAGCTTGGGCGAGCTCTGTCAACCTGATTATGGACTTTGCGCAGGCAGTTTTTAAGATCAAGGATCTACAGCATGCTGTGATGCAGGATCAGAGGCAGCTCATCAAAGAGAGGATCAAGCTGGCCGATTTGTCTCGATCTGTAATGCGTGCAGTAGTAATCGATGGAGAAGGCGAGGAGTTCGAGAGAAAAGCTACGCCCCTGACCGGTCTCCCCGAAATGATCACTAAATTCGAGCTCCGCGTTGCTGCTGCCGTAGGTATGCCAGCCACGATCCTGTTCGGTCGATCGCCTGAGGGCATGAACGCCACGGGCGAAAGCGATATGCGTATCTGGTACGATCGGGTAGAGCGTATGCGCATGAGACGCTGGTACGGTAACATGATGCGGCTGTTACGTATTATATGCCTGGCTCGCAACGGACCGACAGAGGGGATCTTACCCGATGGGCTCATATGGGAATGGGGCTCATTGTGGGAGGCAAGCGAAAAGGAGAAAGCCGAGTCTCGTAATACTCAGGCTAAGACTGATCAAATCTATTGGACTATGGGTGCACTAACGTCAGACGAGATTCGCGCGAATAGGTTCGAGGGTGACGGATACGACATCGAGACGCAAGTTGAACCGCAGGTGCAAGACGATGACGAGAAGGTCAGCGAAGTGCAAGAGGTCACTGGTATTGTGCTCAAGACGTCGGCTGATATTATAGAGCGGCTGATTGTGGGTACTATTACAGAGGGCGCCGCTAGAGTATTGCTCAAGTCAGCGCTTAGGTTGAAGCGTCCAGATATCGATGCTATGCTGGAGGGTGTTGCAGAAGAACGCGAACGTAGGCGAGAGCTCGCCGAATCTATTGGAGGCAAT